GGCGTTCAACAATTTCTTCCACGCTATATCCTCGTGATTATGCCACCATCCCTGGCAGCGTTGATTGCATCTTACAAGGTGTAAGCCCCGTAGAACTCGCCCTGAAGCGTCATAGTCATAGTAGCCTGATTGGCGTCGGTCAACTGAGGGTTGGCCAGAAGGGCCTCGACCTTACCCACCCAATAGTACACGGAATTCTGCACAGAACCCAGTCCGGCGACAGAAGACGCATACTTAGTGGCCACGGTGGTGCCAGTGGGTTCGGAATTGAGCATGGCGAAACGGAACACATACTGACTACCGTTGCCTACCAAATCTCCCAGAAGTGTACCATCGGCCCAATCGGAGGGAACGAAGTTGAGAGTAACTTCCAAAGAAGGCGCATCCGCCTGACCCTGAATCTGCGAGGAAGTCTTCTGTCCATAGGCCGGAACATTGACAACATTCGCAGGAGTACCGATCTGAGGATATTCTCGAACATTTCGCACACGAATAAAGGTGCTAGTGCCAGTAGATGTAGTCTGACCGCTTTCAATAGCAGTGGTGAACAATGCATTGAAAGCACCCGCAGTGGTCAAAGCGGCGAGAGCACCGGCGGTAAGAAGAGTAGAAGGAACATGAATGGACAGGTCGGAGAAAAGACCGGCACCAATAGAAGAAATATGAGCCATTTATTAAACCTCGGGGGAATAGTATTGGAAAGGGGTTGAGAAAAGCGCTCGATATAAGGCTGGATTGTCTTCGTCCAATCCACGAAAGGCTAGGCTGCTTCCAAAAAATTGGAGACTTGGCCCTCCGGAAATTGCTTTGAAGTAACCAGACAAATGAGCGTCAAGTAAATCTGAAATTTGTGTTATTCTCTTTGTGCCTTTTCCGGCTTCGATGAATATGTCTATTTGCAACAATCCCGAACCCGATCTACGATTTAAACCAATACCCGAAGGTATAACATTTACCCGTATAAATTCTTGGGAACTATTGCTGCCGTAATTTGTTGGATATGTCGGGATTCCATTAGCTTTCCACGCACTTGTATCAAATATTGCGTAAACAGTTGTTTCTATATCGTTATATTTACCCATTGCCTTCTCTGAATACTTCCAATTCAATAGTAAAATTATTATGAGAAGGTTCCTTAGCAATACCCCACCTAACATTACTTATTAAGACAGAATCATTAACAGTTATTGTCGGGAGGCCTTCTTTGTTCAAAAGAAGTTTGCGAGAATCCACTTTTCTATCAGGATTGGATATTTCTTCAATGAAAGCATGGGTTGGGTAACTTACTTCCGTGTAAGTTGCATACCCATTACCAAAATTGAAAGCTTCTGTTGATTTAACTACTACAGTAATAGGAGTTTTCAAATCACCTATCAAATTGAATGCCAAAGCCACATTGTTTCTAACTAGATTTGTTAAACTCAATTTAATTGGCCCTCCACCACATATTTCCTCCACCAGGAATCCCTGAACTCGATAATCTCAAAGGAGCCAAGAGATTAGATACTGAGGAGTTAATTTTATTTGGGGAACGAATTTTCGTTAAAGTAATTGAACCAACTTTTAGAGATTCAACAGTGCCAGTTTCAGAAAGAGACTCCAGATTATTCAATAGATGTAAACACATCTCAAATACAGCCTGTATAATTCGCTGTGGGGGATCAGTATCGTCAAATTCGATCTGATATCCCAATTTAGGATCCCAATAAGAACCTGACCGCGGGAAAGCTAATGGTTGTGTTTGACTGATGGCTTGGCCTACGAAATCTTCGCCATCAATGGCACCAGTGGCGGAAATCAACGCCTTTTCCTTATTAGGAGTTGATGCACTCGTATATGCATCAGCTCCAAGACGATTGGCGAAATACGCATCCGCTTCGGCCACAGTTACATAGCTATTCTGACCTTTGACCAAAGCCATAACGGTTACTCCTTAGGCGTGGAAAACCGGGAGAATACCGAGAGAGAGCGCCGAGGAGGTCTTGCGAGTCCAAGTGCCACGAACGTTAGCAATTGTACCAATAGCAGAAACAGCCTTGGGCGTAGTGGACTCCACGACATACTGATAGGAATCGTCGCTGGCGAAAGCAGTCTCGAGACCATTCCAGCTGTAACCAGCAGGAGTAAAGATATATCCCCAACGATACCAAATTTCAGTGGTACCGCCACCCTTGTAAGCACTGGCAGTGCGACCAATTTCTACAGGCATAGGAACAGAAAGATTGGCCATCCCCAGAGCACCAGGAAGAACGATAAAGGAAGTCTTAGCGCCAGTAATATTCACTCCAGCACCGGTGTCGATGGTGACGAGATCAGCAGCAGAAATGGATTGCGCGGCCCGAGTCTGAATGAGACGGAACTTACCATTGAAGATGGTGCTAAGAGACACATTACCGTCCTGCACCCTATCTTGATCCACAAGATTCGCAGAACGCAAGGAAGCATAAACTTCCGGAGAAGTGATCAGATAAGCGTAGTCGGGCTCGTAATCTTTGAAGCCCATACCAAAAGCGCGAAGGAATCCTTCAGCACGGGCAGCACCCTGCGAAGTAGCAGTGGTGTCAACCACCGCTTTAGCACTACCCAAATCCACATAAAAACCATATTTATCATCAGTAGGATCGTTGCTGAAGGTCTGACCGCCAAGACCGGTCTCGCCGGAACCAGTGGCCGCACCATTCAAAGCCTCAGAGAGAGCAACGCCACGAAGAATAGAGAGAATGGCATTATGCTCGTCCTGGCCACGAACTTCGCCAAAGTCACGACCGATCTTCGCGAGACCGTCAACTTGAGTGACGACTTCACGCATATTGACCTTTTCGCCACCATAAGTGCGAACGGTCTTGACATACTTCAAGTAATCGGCATCATACTGCGAAGTCGTACCGGCGGTTGAATCGGACAACGAAGCAACGTTGATGGCCATAGAGATGGGCTTACGCCACCTAGTTTGGCCGATAAAGGTTTCAGTGGAGGGATCGATATTGGCCATCCCACCAACAATTGCCGTACCGGAAAGCTTCTTAGCATTCGTGTAGGCTTCGTCAGTGTAAGCACCGATAGCTTCCTGGAGGATATCGTTGCGGTTGGCGTCAGCGCTGGAAGTTCCAAAATTGAGAATCGACATCGTTCATTTACCTACGAGGGAGTTTACCCTCTAACGCGAGTTTTAACACGTCTTCCTGCGACATATCAAAAATTGATTTGGTTGTCGTGGGAGGTGACGTACCTTTGGTTTGTGTAACACCAGGTCCCGTAGAGACCTTTTGTTCCAACAAGAAATTGTTTTGCTCCGAAAAAATCTTTACATAATCCTCAATGGAGCCACCAGATTGATGGACCCACACCCCGTCCTCATTTTGTACCAATTCCGATACGATAGTTCTGTAGGCCATTCGAGCAGCAGATTCATTCTTAAAAGGCAATGAACTCAATGCATTCTTGACTTCAATGTCCCTTGTGAGTTCGATATTACGCGCCTGCAATGCTTCGATTTTAGCGCGTTCTTGGGCGAGTTGAAGTTCAAAGGCTTCTTTGAATTTTCCTTCTTCATTAAGTCTTTGTAAC